GTTCGGCGACATGTATAATTGGGGCTCTGACGATGCACAGCAACTCGGTGGCGAAGGCGACCGTTACATTCCCGTCAAGCGCAGTCAGTAAAGGAAAAACAAAATGGCATACGATAACGCAGCATCGAAAATATACAGCGTCCCAGCCGAAGGCTGGGGCAACCCAACTTGGGTAGCGGGTAAGGTTCGCAGCCTTATGCAAATGGGTGACAAAGTTTATTACTCTGTCCTCGACAGCTACGCCACGGCGTTCAAAGCTTCAGTCGAGGGCGAGGTAGTCGTCACAAACAAGTACGTTCTTCAACAGCTCGCAGCGCGTAGCCCAAAGATTATGGCTGACGAGACTAACAAGGCCGCGCTGGGCGTAGACGAAGGCACGGATGCGGCTGCGATTGCTGCCGACAAAGTGACTTTTGAAGCTGCTTAATGGCTAAGACTGTCTCTAAAAAGAGTATGCCTTGCAACAAGCCCCGCCGTGCACCGGCGGGGAGCGCTAAAAAATCTGTTGTTAGGGCTTGCTCTGGAGGCAAGGAAAAGACTGTTCGGTTTGGCGACCCTAAAATGACCATCAAAAAATCCAACCCCGCGCGCAAGAAGTCTTACTGCGCCCGTTCGGGTGGCATTAAGGGTAAGGCAAACAAGCTTTCAGCTAACTACTGGTCCAGAAGAGCATGGGATTGCTAATGTCTCTCTACGAAAACATCAACGCAAGGCGAAAGGCCGGAACTAGCCGGTCTAAGAAGGCGTCTACCGTAACCCCGAAGTCTTATTCAGCAATGAAAAAGAACTTTGGAAAACCGAAGCCAAAGAAAAGGAAAGCATGATGCCAACTGTAGGAAAAAAGAAGTTCCCGTACACCACGTCGGGAAAGGCTGCGGCCAAGAAAGCTGCTTTAAAGACGGGCAAGCCTGTGAAGAAAAAGAAGGGCTATTAGTATGGCTAAGAACACGCTCATGAAAAAAAGCTGCTCGCCGATGATGGCTGGAAAACCCATCATGAAGGGTGGGAAGAAAAAGTAAGAGACCCCTCAATATGACTGTCAAAAAAAAGATCAACGACCTCATCACTCTATCTGAAAGTTCCGGCTGGGAACACTTGCATAAGACCATGCAGGACGAAATTCTCCAGCTTGCCCTCAACATGGCCCGTAGCGCAGAAATGACGCAACAGCATATGGACTTTCAGAGGGGTGCCATATTCGCAGCGGAGCAAATGCTCAGCTTGCCAACTAAGCTCATCAACAAGTTTGAGGGTGAGCTTTCACTAGATGAAGCGACGAGCCGCCAAGGCCGCTCAGAAAGGACCGACAATGGCAACTAATCCACAAATGGATGCGGAGCAAATCGCCCGTATTTCCGCAAGGCAAATGGGCGAAGCCCCAGCTCCACAGGCCGCTGCACCGACGGCTCCACCCCCACCAAAAGATGCACCGCCTACCGACATGGAGAAGGCAGTAGAAGTTGCGTCTCCTGACACTGAGGGCGACAAGCAGCAACAAGAAGCTGTTATGTACAACGTCAATATCGGCGGCAAGGATCGCAATCTATCCCCACAGCAGATCAGTTCTACGTTTGATCGTTACCGTGATCTCAACCACAGGAATGCAACGAACAAGCCGGTAAACGATCTTACCGAGAAGTTGATGCGCGAAACGGGTGCTACTCCAGAACAAGCTGCAAAGCTTATGGATGCGGCTCTTCGCGCCATGACGAAGAACGTCACTATGGGCAAGGAACGTCCGAAACAGGATGGCGTTGCAGCCCCAGACAGACCTCAAGATAGGGCGAAAGGTAGCGAACTCCTTAACGAAGAATGGTCCAAGTACGAAGAGGAAAACGCGATCAGTCTTCCTCCAGGCTATCGCGAGCAATTCGACCGCATGGGGCGCATGGAAAAGAACATGGGCGATCAGCTTCAGATGATGAAGTCTGTCCTCCAGCAAGCGCAGAATGCGGGTCAAAATGCTACTGACAGCCGAGCAGATGCTATGGATGGTCGCGAAGAAGCGGTCATGCAGTCTATACGCAACAACCTCGACCGCGCCCAGCAAGAAGCTGGCCTACCTGATGAAGCCGTCAAGGATTTCCAGTCGTACGCAATGGAACGTGGCTACACAGCCGAAGACTTCGCCGATGCTGCTTTAACTAATAAAGTAATTGGCGACTTTAAGAACCAGTTAAACACCCCTGAGTTTGACAGGCTTCGCGAAATGGCCTCTCGCCGTGAGGCTTATCTCACCTCTCAATCGGGTGGTCCAACAAGCCAAATGGCTTCCTCTGGGCAGGATGATACCTTAGCCCGACTTGCACAGGGCGCCAACAATAAGCGCATGGGATAAGAAAAGGCGGCCTTCGGGCCGTCTTTTTTCATCAACGGGACGACAGACCCCTAGAAACCATTCAATAGTCACTCAACGTCGATGGCGCTAAGGCTCATTATCTTCGGTGTTGAAAAAGGCTACTAAAGAAGTTTGCGTGATTGTCCGCAGATGCTTCTGGCGTGCCGCTGATAAATGAAACCCTTTCCAAAGGAGATTACCACATGGCTGGTATCCAAGGACTACGGGGCTCAGGTCAGTTCGCTGCTGACTTCCGCCCAAAGAATTACCGCGAATTATATTCGCTGTTAGAACCAAACGGCAATGCACCGCTAAATGCTTTGTTGTCAATGACTTCCTCCGATTCAACAGATGACCCTGAGTTCAAGAACTTCAGAGATGAGCTTCCTGCACGTACGCTTACAGTGAACGGCGCAGTAAACAACTCAGCAACTTCTATTACTGTTGCTTCTGGCAATGACAACTTGTTCGCAGTTGGTGGCACTATTGTAGTGAACTCCTTAACGAACGAAGTCATGCGCTGTACGGCTGACGCTTCCGCGACTACTTTGACAGTAGAACGTGGTATCGGCGGTGGTGCTGCTGCAATCGTTGACGGTGCTAAGCTGTTCATCGCGGGTTCGGCATTCTCGGAGGGCGCGAATACGCCTACTGGCGTATCATTCGACGCAAGCGTTGCCTCGAACTTTACGCAAATCTTCCGTACCGCCTTCACAATCACCAACACATTGCGCTCTACAAACTTGCGTACTGGTGACAAAGAAGACGAAATGACGACAAAAGCTCTCAAGATGCACATGCAAGATATTGAGCGAGCAATGTTCTTTGGTAAGAAGTTCGAAGCTAACGCTGCGTCTTCACAGCCAACTCGTTATACTGGCGGCTTGATAAACTCGATCACTAACGTAAATGACCGTGCAACTGCTTCTAACGTAATGACAGAAGACCAGTTTGACCGCTCTTTGATCGAAGATGTGTTTGCATTCGGTGGCAACCAGAAGATTATGTTCTGTGGTGCTAAAGTTGCTGGTCACTTGCAGAAGTTCGGCAAGGATCGTTGGCAGCCAACAGTAGTTGAAGGAAGCTATGGCGTGGGTTTAACTCGTTATTCCACGTTCGCTGGTGATCTAATGGTCCACTTGCACCCACAGTTCCGTCAAGTACCTGGAATGGAGAATGCGGCAGTCATCATCGACTTCCCACATTTGAAGTACCGTTACATGGAAGGTCGCGACACTTCATTGCTGCGTGATCGTCAAGCAAACGGCGCTGACCAAGTAGCACACGAGTACCTCACTGAGTGTGGTCTCGAATTGTTGCAGGATAAGACGCACAACTACATCAAAAACTGGAACGCTACAGCCTAATAAGGCAGCCTAAAGTTTTAGAGAGGGCCGCCTTAGTGCGGCCCTTTTGCGTTGAGGGACGACTGCCCCGCAATAAACAACGATAAAAGTCTTGGAACTCAAGGAGAATTTTAATGGCACGCAAACGCGCACACAACAGCAACGGAAGCTTCGTGGCTGACGATCCGAATACCCCAGAGAATGAGGCTTGGGTTGAAGAGCCCGCTCAGGAAAAAGCTGTAGACCCTACGCGCAAGGCAAAGCAGAGCCGCGCACCTAAGAATGCAGAGCCCAGCGCTTTTGTCTTCTTCGTATCCGCTAACCCTGAGAACTCAGCGTTCGACCTAAGAATTGGTGACGAACGAATACTGGGCATATGGGACGTTGACCGTGCCTTCGTACACTGGCGCGTACCGCGTGAGCTCGCTGAGCTTACAAAGCTGCACCATCACATATGGTCCGGTCGCGTTATTAGCTGTGAGGATGATGACTGATGGCCGAGAAGAGCGTACAAAAACCGTTTGCAGCGGCTAAAGAGAAGTTCACTCCACTTGAAAGTCTGGTACGTTCTGCTCTGGTTCGAGCCGGAAATTTCTCTCCATCGCGTGTTGATGGGGAGGTCATGATGATGATGATCGAGCTGGCTAACCGCGTGGTCGAAGACATTCGCCAGCACCCGTATTGGGTGGGTGGAGACATAGACTATTACCAAGATACGCAAGAGCGTAGGCCCATACCTGATTTAATAATGATTGACGGTCTTACCGCACATTACTTCATTCAGCAGGGTTCCGATAAGGCGATGGTATTCCTTCAGCTTTATCAGGCGAACATGACCAACATCTTGCATGACCGTTCGTACGGAAACAAAGCATATGTTCGAAAAATACCGGACGGTGGTTCTAACCCAGCATATAAACCGAAAGTCAGTTACTAATGAGTAGACTTACGTACGCGCCCCTATCTGTCAAAAGTGACTACACGACTTACTACGGGTTTCGTGGCATTGACCGCTCACGGGACGTGACCGCCCTTGAGACAGAAAAAGATCAGAACTTCTACGTACTGGAAAACTGTTTCGTAGACTATCGTGGTCAGTTGATACGAGACCCATCTTTCTATCTCCACAAAGGCTCTAATCGCTTTCCAGTTAAGTGCATCCGTTTCTACAACCGAGAAGGCGTCGTCTTCGCGGAGGAGGATGCAGCCAATACGCACTTGTCATCTGACAGGGGACACCGACTTGAGGGTGCGCTGCCGAAAGATGCGATTGTCTCCATGACAAACTTTAAGA